AGGTGGTCTACCAAACAAAACACTTAACATTTGTCTTGCAGGTACAGGTGTTGGTAAATCTATGTTCATGTGTCATCAAGCCTCATCTTGTTTACTCATGGGTAAGAATGTATTGTATCTCACTATGGAAATGAGTGAAGAAAAGATTGCAGAAAGAATTGATGCGAATGTTCTGAACATTCCAATCAAAGAGATTCCTGATCTATCAAAGAAACAATATACAACCAAGATCGATAGACTCAAGAACAAGACAACAGGTAAATTAATTGTCAAAGAATATCCAACTGCATCAGCTCATGTTGGTCATTTCAGACATCTATTACAAGAACTTGATATCAAGAAAGACTTTCAACCAGATATTATCTTCATTGACTATCTAAACATTTGTGCATCATATCGTATCAGACCTGGTGCTGGTGCAAACTCTTACACACTAGTAAAAAGTATTGCAGAAGAACTTAGAGGTCTTGCAGTAGAGTTTGATGTGCCAATCGTAAGTGCAACACAAACTACAAGATCAGGATATGGTTCTACAGATATCGGTCTCGAAGATACTTCCGAGTCCTTTGGTCTACCTGCAACTGCCGATCTTATGTTTGCCTTGATCACTTCAGATGAACTCGAAGACCTAGATCAAATGGTCGTCAAACAGTTAAAGAACAGATACAACGATCCAACAATCTTCAAACGATTTGTGATTGGTGTTGATAGAAGTAGAATGAAGTTCTATGATGTAGAACAAGAAGCACAGGAAGAACTAATTGATAGTGCTGATGTGAACGATGATACACCGATCTTTGATAAAGGACAAAACAAAAAATACAGCGACTTTAAAATATAATGGAACCATTTGTACAAAAACAATACGATGAATATCAAGCGAACTATGTAGAGCAAGATGTTCTTTCGAAAGATGAACTTCGTGATCTGATCATCAAAGATTTATCGTATGTTTCAAAAATGGGTGTTGAAGAGTACACACTTTATCAGAAGTGGTTAGAAATTCAAATGAAATATCCTACTCAAGAAGTTTCTACATTGTTCGGCGTAGAACAGCAACTTACAAATCCAGATCATGATAAGTTGATTACAGAATCAAAGAATAACATTTGGTTTCCAGAAGACCCAATGGACTTTGAGAAGTTAGAACCTGAACTTGTTTATACAGATAACATTAAGTCTACACAATCAGCAGGTACATTAATAGAGAAATGGAATTGTGTAAGAACTATGACTTCAACTATGAAGAACAGTTCGAACATAGGCCGTAACTTACACTATCTAGTAAGAGACAAAGTATCAGGCAAATATCTTGGTGTCATTTGTATTACAGGCGACTTCATTGATCTCACACCTAGAGACGAACACATTGGTTGGGAAAGAGAGTTTAAAACAAATAGTGGTAAACTGAATAATAGTGCCATAGGTTCAACGATTGTTCCCCTTCAGCCGCTTGGTTTTAATTATACAGGTGGAAAACTACTGGCACTTCTATGTTTATCCGATGATATTCAACGCCAATGGAAAGAAAACTATGGCGATGTTTTGGTCTCAGTGACAACTACATCATTGTATGGTAAAGCAAAGACAGGTGGTCTATCACAATACGATAGACTCAAACATTGGAAGAAATGTGGTTATAGTAAAGGCTCTTTATCATACGAACTTACAAAAGAAACAGAAAAGGAAATGTTGAAGTATGCAGAGAAACATTACAACGATAGATACTTCCTACTCTATGTTGCAAAGAGAGAAAATGGTCAAACACTTAAACGAGATCATCGTAATCGTATGCGACAATTCATTTATTCTAAACTCGATATACCAAAAGATATAATTAAGAGTGATCATCAAAGAGGCATTTATTGGGCTAGTTTATATGATAACTCTAGAGAATTTTTAAGAGGCGAAATAGATGAAAGTAAACTTGTTAAATCTATTGATACAAGTACAGAGGCCTTATCAGAACTTTGGAAAGAAAGATACGCCAGAAAAAGAATCACCAATCTTGTCAACAATGACAGAACAAATCTCAACGAGACATTGTTCTACGATGAACTTTGTTATCTAACATGGGATGAATGTAAAGAAAAATACTTATCAGAAGTAGGAAGATAATGTTAAATCTAATAACGGTATGTACAGATGTATATCCGATGTATTACGCCAGAAAGATACATAGAAGATTTAATGAAATGACCAATTTTCAAGTAAAGAATTGGTGTATCACTGATCGACCAGATCAAATTCAAGACTTAGCAACACCTATAGAACCACCTTTCAAAGGCAGAGGGTGGTGGAATAAGATGAAAGTATATGATTCATTCTATGAAGGTGACGCCTTATATCTAGACATAGATAATGTATTGATAAAAAACTTTGACGATGAAATACTAGTAGCCTTGTCAGCATTAGAAGATGAAAAATGTAAGATTGCCTGTGTCAGTGATGCAATAGGGTTTCATCATAATCATTTCAGTTCATCTATGATGGTACTTAAGAGTGGTAACATGCAAAAGATATGGGATGATTTTGAATTAGAAGTTCAAGTAAGTTACGATAACTTTGAATATGAAGGTGGTGATCAGGTGTACACAGGTCATCGACTCAAAGAATGGATAAATTCAGGCTATTCGATATATTGGATGGATGAATTTCATCGTAATCTCAAACTCAATCTAAAATATCATCTTGGCGAATATGTCGGCAAAGGTTGGAATCAAGGTGGTGCATGGAGTTTTTGTACATCTTTACCCAATGACTGTAAGATCGTAGATTGTGGTGGCGAACCAAAACCTACAGAACTATTACATTTACCATACATTCAACGATGTTGGGTGGAAGCATAACGGAGGGGTGCCAGAGCGGTCGAATGGACTGGTCTTGAAAACCAGCGTACTTAACGGTACCGTGGGTTCGAATCCCACCCCCTCCGCCACTACTAAGGGTTGACAATAGGTGCTATTTTTTAGTAGGATATAAGTATGAAAAATGTAATAAGTAATAAAATTAAAAACGGTTTTTCTGGTGTTCGAGTTGATGGCAGCTCGAGAGTATTTGTAAATGTCGGTGATAATCCCGAATTAGTCGCACTCATGGTTGATAAGAATCCTGATTCTATCAATGAATCATGGGACAAATTTTGTGATGCGATTGGTGATTTTGACCCACGAGGGAAGATCAACATAGAATACATGTATGTTGATGGTGAAGCGAGAGTTTTCCACTAAACGCTTGACAATGAGCCCCTTTTTATTGTAGGATGGATACATGATAAAGAGAAATATTATTTTTGATGTTGACGGCACTATTGCTGATGTAGAGCATAGAAGACATCTTGTATCTGGTGACAATAAAGATTGGAAGAATTTTAGATTAGCAACTGTCGATGATACACCAATGCAATGGGTTTGTGATATTGCAAAAAGATATATTAAACAAGGTGATCATGTCGCCTTCTTCAGTGCTAGAAACGAATCAGAAAGAGAGATTACAGAGAAACAAATTAGAGATTGGATTGGTGATGGTCACAAAGGCGTATTCTTAAGACCTAATGGTGATTACAGACCAGACGAAGAGTTTAAGGCTGATCTTGCTGACGCTTTTGAGAAAATGGGTGGTAAGATTGATTTAGTATTTGATGATAGAGACAAAGTTGTACAAATGTGGAGACAAAGAGGTACAACAGTTGTTCAAGTCGCAGAAGGAGATTTTTAATATGATGGTAGAGATTGAAAGAACAAGCCCTTTAACAGGCAAAATAAATTACATGGTTGTTGAGACAACCCAAGCTCAGATTGATGAGTGGAATAATCCTAAGAGGAAGAGATTAATTCAAGATATCTTCCATGATCTATCAGAGGTCGAAAGGGAGTTTATCATGACTGGTTATACAGCCCAGGATTGGAAAGTTATGGAAGTGGAGTTTGAAAATGACTAGAACAACAGAAGAATTATTAGAGATCATGAAAGAAATGAATAACATGATCTCAGGTTTACTTGAGAATCAAAAGATTCAGCAGAAAAATCTAAATCTGCTACACGCTCAACTTAAAATCTTACGAGGAGAAAAAATTCCTGATGATGAGTTAGATAAACTTATCAACAGTTAATCTTTACTCTCCTCGTAGTTCAACTGGATAGAACAACGGTCTTCTAAACCGTAGGTTGCAGGTTCGAGTCCTGCCGAGGAGGCCAAATCCCCCTTGCATAAATACAGCAAACATAGTATTATGGTAAGGCAATGAAAAATTTGAAAAGTACAGAAGTTATTGATATTATCAGTACTAAAGTTCAACTAAAGAAAGACCTCAGACTGGCAAAGAAAGAGGGTAGAGATCGTCAAGCACAAATGATATCTCTTAAAATAGATCAATTAGAAGAAAAACTTCATTCGTCCCCGCTCTCAAAAAACTAAATAATAGCATATATCGGGAGTATTCATGGCAACTTGGAATCAAAAGAAAGCAGATTGTGAAGCTTTAATCGCAAAAAAACAAAACATGGTAAAATTCTATGGAGATACATCTGACTCCATGACATGGTCTTTTACTATCGAAGGTGTACAGTTTGCATGGACTGGTTCTGGTGGTGCAACTGCATATTGGAATGCATGGAGAAGTGCAAATCCAGATTTAGATGGCACAGGTACAGATGCAGAAATAGTTTGGTATGAACACTGGTATAACTTCACTCAAGGCAATGTTCAACAAGACGATGTATCTTGGAACTGGTCAGACTTAGTTGCAAATCAAAACGCTGAGATCACAGCACTTCAAGAAGGTCTACTCGCTACCTGTCAAACACATATCGATGCAGGAAACGGCGAAGTAGACGGAGATGGCGGTTAAGTCGCACTCCAATCTAGCATAAATAGTATCACCTAGCAAAAAAAAGGCTCGAAAGTGCTTGACTTTTTCTGTGGATTTGTTAGGCTGGACACAATGGCTATTAAGAATTTACATTTAGAACACTTAGAAGACGAGATCATTAACAATGGTATTGATGGCGGTCGTGCATCAATAAACTTCCTTAGAGAACTAAGGGATATGTTAAAGGGTCATGCAAAGAAAAGAGTCAACATGACTGTTAAATGGGACGGTGCACCTGCTATATGGGCAGGTAAACATCCAGAAGATGGTCGTTTCTTTATTGCGAAGAAGTCTTTATTCAATAAAACACCATTGTTCTATACTTCAGAACAAGAAATCAAAGATGCATCTGAACTCTCAGGTGATCTCGAAACTAAATTCTTAGAATCATTCAAATATCTATCTAAGTTATCATGGGGTGATAAGATACTTCAAGGTGACTTAATGTTTACTGATACAGATAAACAAACAGAAACTATCGGTAATCTAGAGTATGTAACATTTCAACCTAACACAATTAAATATGCCGCTGTCACAGGTTCGCCATTGGCTGGCGCCATCATGACTGCTAAACTAGGCATCGTATTTCACACTACTTATACTGGAACTTCCATTGAGGATTTGTCTGCCAGTTTTGGTGCTGATATCTCATCCTTGGGCGCCAACAAAGATGTTTGGATGGACGATGCATCATACAAAGATGTTCAAGGTAATGCATCAATGTTAGCAAAAGAGGCAGTAAGTCTATCTACACATCTAACAAATGTAGGTAAAGAGTTTAGAAACATAAAGAAAAACGATCTAAGAAACTTCCAGAAAATCAATAAAATGTTTGCAGATAAAGGTGCCGTTGGTGCTTCGTACAAAACATATGCAAATGCTCAGATCAGAGCAGGTAAGTTCAACCCAACTTATGAAGGTTTTCTTAAACATGTCGACAAATACTTTGAAACAAAAGTAATCGCCAAAGTTAAAATGGAAAAAACAAAACAAATTAAAAGAGAGATCAAAGAACAATCTATCTCAGAGTTAAGAAGATTAAAAAGATTGATCATTGCACTTACAAACTTTCAAAAAGAATTGATTGGTGCTAAAAAGATTATCATTGATTCTCTCAACAGAGTAAAAGCAATTGGTACTTTTGTCAAGACAAGTACAGGATATAAAGTTGTAAATCCTGAGGGTTATGTTGCAATCGACCAAGAAGGTAAAGCAGTAAAACTTGTAGACAGAATGGAGTTCAGTCTTAACAACTTTACAGTTGCTAAGAATTGGGATAAATAGTAGTATGCAAACTTTTAGATATTTTATACAAGAAGCAGGTGGTGCCAAGGCAGGTAAACTTGAGATCACCAAAACAGATGTCAAAAATGCCAGAAAGTATGCAGAGTTAGAAATGCAAAAGAATGGCAGAGAATTAGATGTAGAAGTACCAGACTTTGATAAGAATTATATCTTCGCTCAAAGACTTGCAAAAATGGGTTCTACAAAAAGAAAAGATATGCCTGTAATCAACAACAAAGATGTTAGATTATTACAGAAGAGATTACAAGCAGGTGCAATTGATGTCAGTAAACCATTTGCACAAAATGATGTTGTCGATGATCCATATCCACAAGGATTGTCAGGAGATCAGGCAAAACAATGGGTATCTGGCGGTCTTGCAAAGAATGATGGTGATGCGAAAGACGATATAGTAAATGTCAAACTAAAATCAGTTGCAGTAGGTAAACTAGTACCCATACAAGAACAAATATATTTTGATAAATCAATTAGAAATGTATCAGAGTTTGGTGCCAAAGGTACTAAAGACTTTGCAAAGTCAAAGAATAATTTTTACATTGTATCAAAAGATAATAGAATTATAGATGGTCACCACAGATTTTTATCTGCTGTATTAGTTGACCCAAGAATTAATGTAACATGTTTAGAGATTGATCTACCAATCAACGAATTGTTACCAATGACACTTGCATATAGTGATGCAATAGGAAATGTGAGAAATAGATGAAGAAAGTAACATTTACATTTGGAAGATTTAATCCGCCTACAACAGGCCATGCACTTCTAGTTAAGAAGTTAAAAGGTCTTGGTAGAGGTGGTGATGTTCTTCTATTCTCTTCTCATTCTAGAGATAACATAAAGAATCCATTACCACATAAAATCAAAGTAAAATATCTCCGTAGATTCTTTGGTAAGATCGTAGTCGATGCAAATGTAAGAACTGTATTCGAGATCGCTAACGAATTACATAAAAGAAACTATACTCATGTAAATATGGTCGTAGGTTCAGATAGAGTAAAAGAGTTCGAGAACTTACTCAAGAAATACAATGGTGTCAAAGCAAGACATGGTTTCTACAAGTTCGAAGAGATCAATATCTTATCAGCAGGTGAGCGTGATCCAGATGCAGACGATGTCACAGGTATGAGTGCATCAAAGATGAGAGCCTTTGCAGAGAAAGGTGACTTTGATTCGTTCAAACAAGGCGTACCATCAAGAAACGCCAGAGATGCAGAGTCATTATACAACGATATCAGAAAAGGTATGGGTATTGTAGAAGAGAGGCTACCTGATTATATGATACAAGACCTTATTACAGAAGGTGTATATGATCCAGGTATTTTCAAAGCAGTATTCTTAATGGGTGGTCCAGGTTCTGGTAAATCTACAGTTGTAGATGAACTCGCACTCAAAAATCTTGGTCTGAAAATGGTCAATACAGATAGGGCATTTGAGATCGGTCTCAAGAAAGCAGGATTATCATTAGACTTGAGAGGTAAATCAGATGATGAGTATGCTCACATTCGAAAGAAAGCAAAAGATATAACTGCAAAAGGCATGGAAGGATATATCAATGGTCGTCTAGGTATGATCTTTGATACTACAGCCGCAAACAAGAAAAAGATTATTCAGTATAAAGAAATGTTAGATAAGTTAGGTTATGAATATAAAATGATATTCGTAAACACATCATTAGAGACTGCATTAGAAAGAAATAGAGCAAGACCAAGAAAACTTCGAGACGATATAGTATCAAACGATTGGCACAATGTACAGAAAAATATGGCAGAGTTTAAGAGAACATTTAAAAAAGATTTTGTAGAGATTAGAAACGATGATACTTTTCAAGCATTAAAGAAAAAGGCAGGTAAACTATATTCTAAGATGTTGACTTGGACATCACAATTTCCTGGCAATACTAAAGCCCAAACATGGAGAGAAACCGAGTTGCTAAAGAAGAAAGCAACATAAATAGTAACATGGATAGATTATCAGAACTTAGAGAAAAGATTAGAAGAGTCGCTCAAGATAAAGATGTCGATGATAAGAAAGGTACTCAACCTAAGAAGTACTATTCAGGCGTGGATAAAAAGAAAAAAGACGCTAGAGATGCACACTTTAAGAAAGGTGCAAAAATGGATGATGATAATCCTAATGCATACAAATATGCACCAGGCGATCTAGACAAAGACGGCAAACCTAAGAAAACTAAAGTCTCTAAACACACTAAGAAATATCAACAAATGTTTGGTGAAGAACTCAAGGGTTCAGATAGATCATACATTGAGAAAAGAGTTAAGATGATTGATCAACTCGAAGACAAACTCATTCGTATGAGAGGTGCAAAAGGAACAAATGAAGCACAAAAATTATTACAGAAGGCAAGATTTGCTCTAGAAGATGTTTTAGAAGACCCTTTGAATGAAGAAGATAATCTACCTGACATCGAAGACTTAAATATACCAGAGTTAGATGAGGGTAAACTCGTTGCAAACTTTGGTGACATTTTAAATGCTATGACAAATAAGTTCAAGAAAGAAGCAGGTAAAATGTATCAAAGTAATCCAGAAAAAGGTCTAGCATATATCAATAGATTTGGTGCAATGATTGGTGCAAAAGCAACAGACAAGAAACAACAAAAAAATAGACTGTTCTTAAAAATGGATTTAGAAGAGAAGGCACCTGATACTGCCGATGCGATGAAGAGATATAAAGCAGGCAAGGCAGGATTTACAGATAAGGCACATCTGAAAGCAAAAGGTCTAATACCAAGAGCAGATGGTACTAAAAAGAAATCGCCTAAGTACGAAGAGATAGAAGAGAACAAGAAACTTAAACAGAAATTAAGTAAGATCAAAGGTCTAACAAAAGATCAGTTACAGATGTTATTGGCAATGCCACCTGTAACATTACAGACAGTCATCAATCAACTATCTACACTTATGATGAGTGAGAAGTTAGGTAAAGATGCCGATGCAGGTGATTACATTGATGATTTTAGAAAGTCAGATGCGCCTCAGTTTAAGGGTAAGTCAGATAAAAAGATTAGAGATATGGCCATAGCAGCTTATCTTGATTCAAAGGAGAAAAAATGAAAGAGAAAGTTTACGAATATGGTACAGACGAGGCCAGAAAGAACTTAGAGTTGCAAACACCTGGTCAACAAGTAGATCAGTTCATGAAGAAAGACTCTAAAGTTAAGAAAGAAAATTCTAAGAAACATTTCGGTCAAGTGTTTGGTAATCCACTCAAAGGTTTTCCATATAATGAAGAGTTTATGGTCAAAGAAGTTGTAACAGAAGAAGCAATTGCAGAACTAACAGAAGAAGACCTAGAAGAAGGTGATGCAGATGCATCGCTAAAGAAGAAAGCAGAAAAGACAGGTATGCCTCTTGGTATTTTGAAACAAGTATTCAAAAGAGGTGTTGCCGCTTGGAGAACAGGTCATAGACCTGGCACAAACCCGACCCAATGGGGACATGCCAGAGTGAACAGCTTTGTAACAAAGTCAAAAGGCACATGGGGTGGCGCAGATAAAGATTTAGCTGCAAAAGTTAGAGGCGGTTAATGAAAACCTTTTTAGAATTTACAGAAGAGGATAATCCTAGAATCCCTAGAAAGAAGGGACAGCCTGCTAATTCTAAAAAACATTCCGATCTTTATACAGATGAAAATCCAAAAGGCACTATACACGGTCTAGGATTTAAAGATGTTGCAACTGCCGAAGCAAGTGTCAAAAAGATAGAGAACTCTGGTAAATCACACGCTCACAAAATACAAGCCGCTATTGCTATGGAACAAAGAGCAAAAGTTATGGGTAAAAGATCAGAGGCAGCTGTCTATAGAAAGTACATCAATAAGATGAAAGAAAAGACCAAAGAGAAAAACGAGAGTTTGTGGGCAAACATACATAAGAAGAGACAAAGAATAAAACAAGGCTCTGGTGAAAAGATGAGAAAAGTTGGAGATAAAGGTGCACCAACACGAGCACAAATGCAAAGAGCAAAGAACTCATGAAAACATTTAAAGAGATTTCAATAGATCAAGTCTTAGAAGATTTACAAGAAACAAATACTAATATCTTGGATAATCCATTTAGATTAGGGTCTATGATGTATTTTGAAGTCATCAAAGAATTCAGAAAACAAGTATCAGAACAGAAATACAGATTAACAGAAATCGACAAAAACATATTAGAAACCGATCTAGGTGAATATGAAGTTTACGAAGGTGAACTCGTACCTCTTGATTGTCCAATGCAAGAGATCAAAGAAGAGGAAGATAAACCACTGAATAAACCAAAAAGAGGTGGGCCTAAGAAGTTCTATGTTTATGTGAAAGATGGCGATAAGACTAAGAAAGTTACATTTGGTGACACAACAGGACTAAGTGTAAAATTCGATGATGCAGGTGCTAGAAAGTCATATGTCGCCAGACACAATTGTGATACAGCCAATGATAAAACAAAGGCATCGTATTGGAGTTGTAGATTGCCCTACTATGCGAAACAGTTAGGTCTGTCAGGTGGTGGGTCATTCTTTTGGTAATGAGGAGAAAAAAATGCACTTTATTAGTGAATATGTGGGCGACAACAACGACCGCTCGGCTATCGTAGCCCTAACCGAAAAAGGTTTTCTAGTAGAACTATATAAGGGGAATGAACTAGTTGAAACAAGAACTGTTTACGAACATTCAGAGGCGTATGCAGATGATCTTGCTGAAAACTGGTGTCAAGGAATTATATAATGTTAGAAACAATTTGTTCAGTCATGAGTCATGCTTATGATAAGGGACTGATATCAACTCGTGATGGTAATGCATCTTTAAGACATTCTAAAGATGGACATTACTACATTACACCATCAGGTGTTCGTAAACAAAATCTACAATATACACATTTCAAAAAGGTTGATATCGTATCAAACCTTGAAATGGAATATACAGATGAAAGCGTAGGTCTCAAATCTTCAGGTGAAAAACCATTACACTATGGTTTACTGAAACGATTACCAGTAAAGACAAGAATCGTAATGCATTTACATCCAACATATACTGTGGCTGCTATGCATCGTGGTATAGAACTTGCTTCACTTACTGAAAAGTTTCCTGAATTGGGTCGATATACACAGGTCGGGCCAAATGTTCATGAAGTCGCACCAATTAGTCAAGAGTTAGCAGATGCAACACATAGGGCTATGGGTCTAGATGATATCTCTGGCGCTACTAAATATGATATAGTAGGTATTGATGGTCATGGTGTAGTTGCGATTGCAGAAACTCCTTGGCAGGCATTTGAACATATCGAAAGATTAGAACATATTTGTAAAATTGTTTTAGTGTCGGGTAAATGACAAAACCGTATAAAGAATCTATACAGATACAACATGGTACAGACGAAGTTTATACCATTCGTGAGTTTTCTGAAGATGTCAATGAAGACGAACTAGTCTGGCATCGAGACAAGAAGACTCGCAAATTAAGTGTTTTGAAGGCAAGTGGTTGGAAATTACAGATGGACGACCAGTTACCAGAAGAATTAAAAGAAGGAAAAGAGTATCTTATTACAAGAAACACATATCATAGAGTAATAAAAGGGTATGGAAAGTTGGTAGTAAGGTTTAAAGAAATATAAATAACTATTATGAGTAAGCAACAAGAAACTTGGAAAGAAAGTCTAGCAAGAGTCCGTGGTGAACTCGTTGAATCAAAAAACGAGACCGTGGAAGAGATTGTAGAAGAAACTCAGACTGAAGAAGACTCTTTAATTGAAGAGATCGGTCAACTACTTAACGACATGGATGATGCTGAGAAAGCAGAATCAAGTGAAGAAACAGTTACAGTAGAATCATTACAGGCACGAAGATTAGAACTGCAAGAAGAACTTGCACAAATTGATCAACAGATCAACGAACTAGTCGAAGAACCTGTAGAGAAATCAGTAGAGAAACTCGCAGAGAAAAACATGTTAGGTAGACTTGCCAAGTCCTTACGACTAAATCAAACAGGTAAACAAAAGTTATTCGATTACTTCGAGAAAGGGGAATTACAACAATGATTGATGATCTAACTAAAAAACTTGTTGAAGACGCTAAGAATATACTCGAAGGCAATCTCGACAAAGTAAATCCAAAAGCAGCCGCAAAGAAATTTGACGATAGAAAAGACAAAGACATCGACAACGATGGTGATGTAGACAGTTCAGATAAGTATCTACACAAAAGAAGAAAAGCAATTGGTCAAGCCATGAAAGACGAAGGTAATGCCTTCTCAGCTGCCCTAATGCAGGCAAAGAAAAATGGTGACAAAGAGTTTGTAGTTGCAGGTAAAAAGTTTCAAGTTAAAGAAGTAGAAGAACTTGAAAAAGACAAAAACAAAAAAGACATCAAAGAAATCGAAAAGAAAAAAGATGTCAAGGAAGAAACATTGTTCGAAATGGATGATACTTTCATAGATATGATGAACGCTATGATGAAACATAAACATGGTTCAAAAGAGTTTAAAAAGGCTAAGAAAGAAATCGAACAGTATATGTCAAAGAAATATAAGAAGAAGTAGGAGTCTCATGAACTTATTTCAGGAATCAAAAAATATTTTAGACAAAGACGGCAAAGTCAATGCCTTAGGTCCATATGGTAGACAGAAGTTGACTGGTCGTGAAATGTCTACTTACTTCCGTAGAAACAAAGTTAAAGATGCTAAGATCAAAAAGGCAGTAGAAGTTGCACTTGATCTTGGTGGTGCAGATTCAATCGCTAGAAGAGAGATCAAAAAGTTCTACGGCGATAAAGTTCTTAAATCAAAAGAAGTACAAGCTGCTTTACAATATGCAAACGAAGAAGTAGTCAAAGAAGATACTGATTTATCAGAAAACTTTAGAACTCTTGCAAAGTATGGCATGGGTACTGAAACTTCTAAAAGTGCTAGAGTCGGTCTAGAGTTAGATTTCTATGATTCAAAAGGCAACAAACATTTTGGTAAAATCTTACAGAAGACTAATACAGGTTATCTTGTCAAAGATAGTAAAGGTAAGAAACATGTATTGAAATATCTTGATAGAAAGAAAGCAAAAGATATGCTGAAACCAAATTACATCCATACAGAAGATGCAGAAAAGAAAGCAGAATTAGCACTCAAACAAACAAGAGAAAAAGAAGCTCTTGCAAAGAAACATGAAAGAGAAAAAGAGTCTATTGCTGAGAAAAGAGTTGCAGATGTAGACGGACCACCAAAAGATAAGTGGAAAGCGTTAAGTTTTTCTCAACACCCACATAAAGGTTTCGAAGGCGAAACTATGCCTCAGAAGATGAAAGACTTCAGAAAACCTGCATTAACACCTTCTCAATTGAAAAAACAAATGAGAGTAGAAGATGCCTACAGATCAATGTGGGAAGATGCTATTACAGAAGAACAGATTGTTTATAGAGTTAGAGATATACAGAAACCCGAAGAAACTAAATTCAAACAAGCATCTAGGTTTGGGTTGAAAGTATCCATGAAGAAACAAGGTAAAGACACTATGGTAACTCTCTCAGGAAGTAAA